ATCAATTTCCCTCTCAGGTTAAAATTCGCGGTAGGGGCGGGCATGGTAGAGGCACCATACGGTACAGGCCAGTGGCAAAGGGTGCGCCGGGAAGTGCTCGAAAGGGACGGTTACCAGTGCAGAATTCGTGGCCCAGGGTGCAAAATTGTAGCTTCGGAAGTCGACCATATTGTCCCCGTGGCCGATGGCGGGCCACCATACGACCCGGCGAACCTGCGGGCCGCCTGCAATTGGTGCAACACTTGGCGGGCACAGCGGCAAAAGTCGAGGGACGGTTGGAAAAGGGCGAAAACTCATATCGTCTTGGTAGCAGGGCCTCCAGGGGCTGGCAAGACCGCCTATGTTCGCGAGCATGCGAAAGCTGGCGATGTTGTGATTGACTATGGCGCTATCGCGGAAGCTTTGGGCCCTGGAGGTGGCCCAGGGCGCTCGAAGCTTGTGCGCGACCTCAGGGGAAAACTACTGACTCAACTTCGCCGGGGCGAGCTCGACGCACGCAAGGCTTGGGTGTTATCGACCGACCCTGACGCTGAGCGTCATTATCCGTACCATGAAGTGGTAGTAATCGACCCAGGCAGGGATGAAGTCATGCGCAAGCTAAAGGCGATGCGCTCACAAACCGACCTCAAAGTGGCGGCCGAGTGGTATCGTAGGCGTGCGAAGCAGAATGCGGGGCCTGTGGGTATAAGGGAATGGTAATGTGCCATAAGTGCCGAGAGTGTGGGCAAAACTTCAAGTCTAAAAGTGGCTTGATATTGCACAAACGGGCGAAGCATGGGGCGGCCGACTGGGGACCTAATCGCAAGGCTTTAGAGCAAACTCTCGACGAGCTAGACTCTAGGGGGTGTTTGGAACCGAAAGATTCTGCACTTGTGCAGATAGCATGCTCACTGGCCGACATAATCGACCACGGCAAGGTTAACGCCCAAGTTTGGCGAACTTACCATGAAGTGCTAGGGAACTTGGTAGAGCGCGATGACAGCGACGGTGCGTTTGAGAAGCTCATCGAAGAAATCAACAGCAAGACCCCGGTGGTACACTCGCCGGCGTCCTGAGAGAGAGTCCTTATCTTGGCGAATTGCTACAATAGCAGAGATGATGAATATGCCACTCATGCCGCATCAGCGGCAAGTGCTCGATGTGGGCCTAGAGATAGATCCAGAAACTGGACTCTTCGCCTATCGCGAGGTTATCGTTACCATGCCGAGGCAGATGGGAAAGACAGTGCTCATGTTCAGCCTCGAAGTCGACCGCTGTTGTATGTGGGGTGAAAGGCAAAGAGTGGTGTATAGTGCCCAAACAGGCATGGAAGCGAGGCGCAAGTTGCTAGAGGACCAGAAACCTATGCTAGAGCATTCGCCACTGTGGGCCGCTGTGGGAAAGGTGTACGAAGCTCAGGGGCGCGAGAGCATAGTGTTTCGCAACGGCTCGATTATCACAGTAAGCGCGAAGAGTGAACAGGCTGGCCACGGATTCACAGTCGACTTGGGCGTAATTGACGAGGCATGGAACGACGAAGACAGCCGGCGCGAGCAGTCCATGGTCCCCGCGATGAATACTCGGCCCTGGGCCCAGCTGTGGATATGCTCGACACAAGGCACAGCTAAAAGTGTGTATCTCAATCGCAAAACTGAGATGGGCCGGCATGCGGCTGAGGCCGACAAGGGCTCGGGTATCGCTTATTTCGAGTGGTCAATTCCCGAGGGGGCCGACTACGCGAACCCCGATGTATGGTGGGAATACTTGCCAGCCCTGGGGTGGACTATGACCCCTGGGGCCATCGCGCATGCGTTAGAGACTATGGACTTGCAAGAGTGGCTAAGGGCATACGGAAATCAGGCGACCAAAGTTGCCAGCGAACGCATTATTCCAGAAGCTATATGGCAGGCTGTGCAGGATCCACAGGCAGAAGTGGCCCGGGGCCGACAAGTGACGTTTGGCATTGACGTTCACCCTGACAGGGCTTCGGCCGCGATAGCAGCCTCTGACGGCCTAGTTATCGAGCTAGTAGCCTATGAGTCGGGGACAGGCTGGGTCGCCGAGCGGGCCCGAGGGCTGGCTGACCGCTGGGGCGGCCGATTCGTGATTGATGGTGGTGGGCCGGCCGCCTCTCTGGCTGCTGACCTCAAAGCGCAGGGCTTGGTTGTAAACGAATTGTCAACTACCGAGTTAGCAAAGGCATGTGCGAGGATGTATGACAACCTGGCCGATGGCCGAGTGGCTGTGCGTTCGACTGCGGCCCTGGATGAAGCAGTGGCTGGTCTAGCCAAACGCCCTGTGGGCGACCGGTTCATATGGTCGCGCAATGTATCGGCGACCGATATCACGCCCTTTGTGGCTGCGACTTTGGCCCTGGCGGCCAGTCCTGAACAAGAACTTCTACCTTTGGCGGCGTGGACTTGAGCAAGCGAGAGATAGCATTCGTGGGTCTAGTGGCGGTTGGCCTGGCTTGCATAACCTTTGGCGCGGGCTTGGCATGGACGCCTGCCTACTTCATAATGGGCGGGCTGTCTATAGTCATTCTGGCCATATTGACCATGGTTGAGGTATAACTTGCGCTTAGTGAGCAAACTGACTAAAGGTTGGTCCGAGCCTGAGTTCTGGGCTGTCAGTAGGCCTATCTTCGCTACGCACTGGGGCAATACCGAGCGTATAGGCGAAGACTACGAACGCTACGTTTACGATATTTACAAGTCCGATGGTGTAGTTTTCGCTTGCATAGCAGCACGAGCAATGGTGTTCGCACAAGCACGTTTCCTGTGGCGCAGGTTAGCCGGTGGGCCCACTGACTTATTCGGGACGCAAGAATTGAACATTCTTGAGAACCCATGGCCTAATGGAAGCACAGGCGACCTCTTGACCATCATGGAACAGGACGTGAGTTTGGCTGGTAATTTCTTCGGGGTACGGCTGCCCGATAACAGGATTAAGCGTTTGCAGCCAAACTGGGTCTGGGTAGTGACTGGAAGTCGTATGTTCAGCCAAGACTTGGCAAGTATGGCACCTGACGCACAGATTATCGCCTACACTTACAACCCGCCAGGGGCCAGCGAACCTATAGTGTATGACGTTAAGGATGTTATCCACTACACCGAGATGCCTGACCCTATGTATAACTGGCGGGGCATGAGCTGGATTACACCAGTAATCCGTGAGATACAGGGCGACGTGGCGGCCACTGAGCACAAACTTTCATTCTTTAAGAATGGTGCTACACCTAGCCTGGCGATACGATATGACGCGAGCATTAGTAAAGAGGCTTTCGACGCTTTCGTGGCCCGCTTCCGCGAGGAACACGAAGGCGTAGGCAAAGGCTATCGGACTCTGCACTTGGGCGGCGGGGCCGATGTGACGCCGCTCACGGCCGACTTTAGGCAGCTAGATTTCAAAGCAACACAAGGCGCTTCCGAGACCCGCATAGCAGCAGCTGCTGGCACTCACCCTGTTATTGTGGGCTTGTCCGAGGGCCTCTCGGGTTCGAGTCTTAATGCTGGCAACTTCCAAGCGGCCCGGCGCCTGTTCGTCGATGGTCGTATTCGCTTCCTGTGGGGCAAGGCCGCGCCGGCGTTGCAGTCGATACTAGAGGTGCCAGCAGGCGCGAGGCTATGGTATGACGACCGCGATATCCCATTCTTGCGGGACGACGCGGCGTCAGAGGCCAAGATTCGGCAAACTAACGCAAACACAATCCGGCAGCTAATCGACGCAGGTTTTAGTCCCGACAAGGTGGTCGACGCTGTGATGTCAGGCGACCTCGGGCTGCTACGCAAAAGCCACTCTGGCTTATATTCGGTGCAATTGCAGCCACTGGCGCCGCCAGAATCGGGCGAAGCAGAATCGGAAACAGAAAGGGGTACAGAATAATGCCAGCGACAACTTTTCAAGACTTGCCTTTGGCCGACCGGGCCAGGGCTTGGGACGCTGACAAGGCAGAGCAGGGTGTCAGGCGCTGGGCCTCGTCCGATGGTTCGGGCGATAAAGAGACTATGGACTGGCCAAAGTACCGCAAGGCGTTTATGTGGTATGACGACTCGGACGAAGAAAACTTTGGCGCATACAAGCTGATATTCGCCGAAGTTATCGACGGCAAACTGTATGCAGTGCCTCGGGGCATATTCGCAGTGGCAGCTGTGCTGCGGGGTTCTCGGGGCGGGGTAGACATACCAGAGGCCGACCAGGCCGATGTGAAAAGGCATGTGGCGCGTTACTACCAGAAGTTGGATATGACGCCACCCTGGGAAGAGGAAGCAGCTTCTAGCGCCAGCATTGAGTATAAGTCCTTCAAGGGCAGTGTCATAGAAGATGCCGATGCTGGTATTGTGACAGCTGTATTTTCCACCTTTGGTGTAGTTGACGCTGACGGCGATATCGTAGAACCTGGCGCTATCAAGCCTGGGCCTGTGCGTGTATCGGCCTATGGGCATTCGAGCTGGACTCGTTTAGGAAGTGCTACACCGCCAGTGGGTCGTGGTATAATTTATACCGACGATGCTAAAGCATGGGCCGAGATGCAGTTCTTCCTTGATACCACTCATGGGCGCGACACTTTTAACACAATCAAAGGCATGGGTGAGTTGCAAGAATGGTCATACAGTCTTCGCAATGTGATAGCTGAATATGAGACCATCGACGGCCGGCCCATAAGACGCATAAAGTCGGTCGATGTTCACGAAGTATCCCCTGTACTTTTAGGCGCCTCTGTAGGCACTCACACAATGTCGGTGAAGGCAGGCATGAGGTTTAATGAGCATATCGACTTGGTCTTGGCCGATGTGATAGAGCTCAATGAACGCGCTCAAGAAGTCGTGGCTTTGCGAGCGGCGAAGGGCAAATTGATATCTGAGGTATCGCGTGACAAGCTCGATATGCTAGCTGCACAGCTTAAGGCTTTGCAGGAATTGCTCTCGGTGCAAGACCCCGAGGCTGAGGCTGAGAAGTTAGTAGAGGATATGGAACGCGAATGCCTACGTTTCATCAGTTTGTCTATGCAGTGAAAGACAAGACAACGCTAGAAAGAAAGTGAGAGATAAAGTGGACATTAAAACTGAAGTCAAGGAACTTCAAGAAAAGTTAGTAGCCAAACAGGATGTTTTGGCGCGTGTTTTCGCAGAGGCTGGACCTGATATGGACCTCTCGAAGGTGAAGAGCCTAGAGGGCGATAACACTCATAAGGTCGAGCAGATACGTGCGCTTAATGCCGAGTTGTCGGACTTGCGCAAAGCTCTAGATTCAAAGCAAGAACTCTTGGGTATCGCTGCTAATGTGGCCCAGGGGAAAGGCGAGATGTTTGCCAGCCGGCAGACTAAGAGTATCGGCGAAATGTTCGTTGAATCTGCGGCCTATAAAGACAAGGGTGCAGTAGCACACTTGGACGTAGACTTGAAAACACTCTTCTCTCGTGGGGCTGGCTGGGCACCTGAGGTAACTCGTAGCGATTTAGTAGTTGATTATGCTACTAGGCCTATCCAGGTTACTAGTTTAGTGCCGACAATCCCTGTAGACCAATCGGCCTATAAGTACATGGAAGAGACCACATTCACCAATGCTGCGGCCGAGGCGGCTGAAGATGGTGCTTATGGCGAGGCCGCGCTTGCATTGACAGAGCGAACTGCTGTAGTTGAAAAAGTGGGTGTGTGGATACCGGTCACTGACGAGCAACTCGAAGATGTGGCAGGGGCAGCGGCTTACATTGACCGGCGTTTGCGCTTCATGTTGCAGCAAAGGTTCGATTCTCAGATTCTGAATGGGAATGGGACTACGCCTAACCTGCAGGGTATTCTGAATGTGACTGGCATTCAGACCCAAGCTAAGGGCACTTTGACAACCCCTGATGCCATTCATAAGGCCATGACTAAAGTGCGTACTGTTGGTATGGCCTTCCCTGACGCAGTAGTGCTGAATCCTGCCGACTGGGAAGAAATAAGGCTGCTTTCCACCACCGACGGTGTGTATCTGTGGGGTGGTCCTGCCATGGCTGGACCTGAGATGATATGGGGCGTGCGTGTGGTGCAGGCCAACGCTCTAGCAGCAGGCACTGGCCTCGTAGGCGACTTCGCGAACTTTAGTTTGTGCGGCCTACGCCGTGGAATTGAAGTTCAGATATCCAACGCCCATGACGACTTCTTCATCAAGGGGAAGCAAGCTGTGCGGGCCGATTTTCGCGCCGTCCTTGTGTGGCTACGGCCGACAGCTTTCTGCACTGTAACTGGTATTTAAGGGTACCGCAATAGAGAGGGCGGTTATGTGGCCGCCCTCTCGCAACGGTAGGGGGTAAATAATGAGCATAATAAAGGGCCAGAATAAGATACTGGGGCGGTATGCGCCTTCCATGGTACATCCGTTTATCCCAGGTTCGCCAGCAGCTGCTAGCAATGCATATTTCCTGGCAGATACCAACATGAAGGTCGGCGCATACACTCTTCTCAAAACTACTATGCCAGGCGATATTGCGCGCAATGTTGTCGTGACTCATACTGCTGTTGATACGGCCGACACATTGGGGACTATTACCATAGAGGGGACAGACTTTAATGGCAACGTCATAAGCGAAGTAATTACGCCTGTATCTGGAACTGCAGTTCAAGGCACAAAGGCTTTCGCGAGTGTGACCAAGGCTACAGGCACAGGTTGGGTAATCGACACTGTGGAAGGTTCAGCCGACAAGGTGAAAATAGGTTATGGCAATAAGCTAGGCCTTCCTGTATGTTTGAGTCGAAATACTGTGCTTCGCGCTTATCTTGGCGGTGCATTGCAGGGTACAGCGCCTACAGTGGCCTTTGACGCTGCAGACTTGGCGAAGAACACTGTACTACTCAGCACAGCCTTGAATGGCGACGAAGTCATCATTGAATATACAGAAACACAATGAGTGGCGAAACCTACATAACCTTTGAGAGGCTGGCATACACCGCCGATGGGCGCCTGGTCCACTATACGGACATAGACGCTGCTTTCCTGGCATATCGTCCAGGCGACCCTGTGCCTCTCGAATTGGCCCACCAGGCCGGCTTGGTACCAATTGATAAAGCGGCCGAGCCACAGGAAGACAAGATGGTCCGGCCGCAAGAGGACAAGGCCAGCCTGGCGGTGGCCCAGGGGGCAGGGGACGAAAACAACCTGAGGGTGGCCCAGCGGGCAGAAAACGAAAACAGCCTGAAAGTGGCCCAGGGGACGCCTCGGGGCCGTAAACAAAAGAATAGGTAGGCAACATGCTCTTCACTGTGGCAGAGGCGAGGGCCTTCGAGGGCGGCAAGTTGGTCGACGACGAAGTCTACCTTGACGCCGACATCGAGGCTATGGAAGCTTTGGTGAATGATTTATTCGCCGAGATATGTGGCGTCCGCTTCGAGCCCACGACTGCAGAGAATATCAGGGTCGACGGCACAGGCACTGACACAGTTTGGGTTCTTGAGCACAGGCTGCAGGCTGTAACAGCTTGCACAATATATGGGCCGGGGGGCGAAGTGAGCGAAGAATTCGACGAAGTGGCCTTGGCTAACCTGGCAGTCTATCCTGAGGGAAAGATAGTCCGTCTAGGTTATGGCATATTCCCTCGGGGCCAGCGCAATGTGCAGCTTAGCTATGTGCACGGCTGGCCCACTACCCCTCCAGCGGTTAAGCGGGCCGCCTTACGCCTTACCATTGACGAGCTTATCCCTAGCGATGTAAGCAGTCGTATAACACAACTAAGCGATGGCGACTTGCGCTATTCATTCAGTGTCCCAGGGCGTGGCCGCACAGAATGGACCGGAATTCCAGTAGTCGATACTGTCCTTCGCACTTATAACGAAAAGCTAGTGGGGATGGTCCGATGAGCACTTGCCCGGTGCCAGATATCATTGACGCAATTATCTCATCGTTGAATGATAGCGAAGACTTGGCCGGCGTCACAATTCGCTCAGGGCCATTCGATGCGACTGGCGTCACGGAAGTGTTGCAATTAAACGAGATAATCTTCGAGGACGACCAAGTGACTATGGGGCCGGCCAGGCGCGAGTATGACTTTCGCGTGACTGGCGTCATTGAGTGCACAAAGCCGGGGGCTGGCGAAGCTACGATATCGGCTGCACGGACGAGGACTTTTGCGATAATGGACATAGTCGAGTCTATCCTAGTAGACCAGCTTGCAGTCGATGGTGTAGACTTCAGGGACGGCGAGATAATCACTGGGAAATATGTTGGTGGCTTGGCCGATAATGGCCACAGGGGACACTTGGAATTTACTGTACACTTGATAGCTGGCCTGGGGTGAGCATATGGGACAAGGACTTGTGGAAGTGCGAATGTTGACACGTGGGCCTAACAAGCAATATCGCGTTAGGGCCATAGTCACTGTTGACAGGGCCCGAGCTGAAAAGCTGATAGCAGAGGGCCATGCTGTAGAAGTGGGGAAAGAGGAAAAGGGGGCGTCAAGTGGCGAAGACTAGAGTTTATCGCGACGTCAAGATATATTCTGGCGGGTATGACTTGTCGGGAACCTCGAATCAGCTAGAGATAGCATACGAATATGACAAAGTCGAGGTGAAACACTTTGGGCAAGCATGCCGCTATTCGGTGAAGGGTTTGCCACGCTTCACTTGGTCCTTCGAGGGGAACGCCTACAGTGACAGCATACCAGCAGGATCCGAGGATGTTCTGTTTGGCCAGTTAGGGGCACCTGATATTCCCGCAACCTTTTGCCCTGTCAATGGGGCCCAAGGCGACGTGGCATATTTCGCTAAGACTATGCAGTCTAGCTACCAGGCAGGCGCGACCGTGGGCGAGATGTATACCTTCGCTGTTGAGGGCGAAGGCGAGAATGCGCCTTTGGTAAGGGGCAGAGTGCTAGACACAGGAAGCAGAATTGCTAGTGGCCAAAGCACGCCTATACAGTTAGGGGCTGTGGCTGCAGACCAACAGCTCTATGCATGCTTGCATGTGCTAGTAGTGGGCGGGACTAATCCGACTATGACTTGCAGCATACAGTCCGACGACGCACAAAGCTTCGCTTCGCCAGTGGTCCGGGCCACATTCTCGGCAGTAACTGGGGCAACTGGGATAGGCGCTCAGTACTTGGTACCAATAGTAGGGCCCATTACCGATACATGGTGGCGGGCCAACTACGCAATAGGTGGGACTAATCCAACATTCACCATAGTTCTAGTAGCAGGCATACAATAAAGAAAGAGGTGCATGAGCAATGGCAACTACACTAGTACTCAAGGATGCGTTCGTATCGCTTGGGGGGACCAACATATCAGAGTATGTGCAGTCTGTAACTCTCACTGGCGAATACGACAAGGTCGAAGACAAGGGCATGGGTGACGCTGTACATCACAATGTCAAGGGCCTAGGGAACTGGACTATTGAGGTAGAATGCCGGCAGTCGTTCGATTCTAGCGGCCTGGACAGTGTCCTTTGGCCTTTGCTTATCTCAGAAAGTCCTGTGGCAGTAATTGTGCGGCCTAAAAGTGGGGCGAAAAGCGCGAGTAATCCAGAGTGGACCGGAAACGGCATGATATTTAGTTATCCACCTATCCAGGGTTCAGTTGGCGATGGTGCGACCACTAGCTTCACCATTGAAGCAGGGGACAAGAATATGCTAGTGAGGTCGACCAGCTAATTATGCCTGGGCAACCGCATATACAAGTTCTGGGCCTTCGAGAGCTGCAGCGTGCAATTAAGAAGCAACAAGGCGAATTGCCCAAAGCTATCGGGCAAGTGCACAAAGACATAGGCGTTTTCATTGTCGGCAAACTGCCCGAGGCCGACCCCCAGGCAGTGGGGGCCGGCAGTGGTGCCACTGTGCGGCCATCGGCGACTAAACGTGAAGTTCTGCTCAGGGCTGGCTCAGGTGCCCGGGAAGCGCGAGCGTCAGACCGTGGTGTATCTGTCAAGGCCGAGCAGTGGGGCGCACGTCCAGTGCAGCCTTATATCAAGGGCCGGCCATACATTGTCGGCGTCATTGAAGAAAACGAAGATGAAATAGAGCAGCGTTTCCTCGATGCTATGACGGAAGTGCTGGGGCCGGCTTTCTTTAGAGTCGAATGAAAGGGGATAGTATGGAAATTGTGCTCGATGTGGACCAGCTGACTATAGGTGATGTAGAAGATATCGAAGAGATATGTGGCAAGTCCTTCGAGGAATTGAATTTTGACAAGCCGTCAGCTCGACTCTTGAAGGCTATCGTTTATGTGAACGGCCGGAAAACTAATCCAAACTTCACCCTGGAAGACGCGCGGCAAGTGCACCTAAATGAGGTTACAGTTAAAGGGCAAGAACCGGACCCTACCGAGGGCGGCGGCGTTTCTTAGAGCTGCTGCCTGTATTCTTGCACTTTTACCCGGGCCTCACCATTGAGGCTTACTACAGCCTCACCATGGAACAGTTCGGCGCGCTGTTGTCATTCTTGCAGCAGGTTATTCATAGCAAGGCGAACTAGGATAGCGAATAGTGGCTAAGGGCATACTCAGAATCAAAGTTTTAGGTGATGCAACTCATCTCAACAGTACCTTGACCCAAACTTCCGGCTTGTTGAGCAAGTTTGGTGGTATAGCAGGCACTGCCGCTTTGGGTATAGCTGGGGCTGTCGCTGGGGCCGCAGCTGGTATCGGAAAGTTCGCCTTCGATAGTGCACAGAACTTCGACCAAGCTATGGATACTATCCGGGTAGGAACAGGTGCCACTGGCGAAACGCTTGCAGACCTGGGCGAGAGTTTCAGGGCAGTATTCACTAATGTTCCAGCCAGCGCAGAGGATGTCGGGGTGGCTATAGCTGACCTGAACACTCGCACAGGCGCCACTGGCGACCAGCTCGAAACTTTGGCTCAAAAGTCAGTTTTGCTATCCAAAATAACAGGCGAAGACTTAAGCGGGCAGATAGCAGCTGTTACTAGAGTATTCGGCGACTGGGGCATTAGTGCCAAAGACCAGGCTGGCGCAATGGATTACCTGTTCAAGGCCTCGCAGAGCACAGGCATCGGTGTTAGTGAGCTATCTGAGAAGGTGGTGCAGTACGGGGCACCTATGCGCCAGCTGGGATTCACCTTCGAGGAAACGGCAGCCCTCATGGGCAAGTTCGAGAAAGAGGGCGTCAATCTCGACACGGTTATGGCGGGCATGCGTAAGGGTCTAGCCACTTTTGCCAAAGCTGGCGAAGCGCCAGCGGAAGCTTTGGAAAGGGCCACAGAGGCGATTAAGAATGCCGGCAGCCAGGCCGACGCTAATGCGCTTGCTATCCAGATATTCGGGGCCCGGGCTGGCCCTGATATGGCCGCGGCCATTCGCGAGGGCCGTTTCGAAGTTGGCGAATTGCTCAGCACTCTAGAGGCGAGCCCTGAGACTATCAATGGCGCCGCCGAGGCCACATATGACTTTGGCGAACGCTGGGCCATGGTAAAGAATAAGTTGGCCGACGCTCTAGAGCCTCTAGGAACATGGATGATGGATGTGCTAGAGAATCTAGCAGTTGTAGTCAGTGAGGGCCTTGCTAAAATTACGGCTTTTTGGGACGAGCATGGTGCAACGATAATGTCGATAGTGACTGTGGTCTGGGGAATTATCGAGAGCATAGTCAAAGCGGCAATGGGTATCATCGAGGGCATAATAAAAGTAGTAATGGGCATTATCACTGGCGACTGGTCGTTGGCCTGGGAAGGGGTGAAACAGATATTCGGCAGTATCTGGGATGGCATGTTGGGCATATGGAACGCAGCGAAGGGCTGGATATTGGCTATCCCTGGGGCGATAAAAGGCGCCTTCGCCGGGGCTGGGTCTTGGTTGCTAGACAAGGGCCAAGCTGTCATGCAAGGCCTTTGGGATGGATTAAAGAGCATATGGGCCAGTGTTTCGGGTTGGTTCGCGGGCCTGCCTGGCAAAATAAAAGGCTTTTTCGTCGGGGCTGGCTCTTGGCTTTGGAATATTGGCGCCTCGATTATGCAAGGCCTATGGGATGGGCTTTTGAGTGTGTTTCGTGAAATCGAGAGTTGGTTCAAAAGCATAGGTGGCTGGTTCAAGAGTTGGAAAGGGCCTATCGAAAAGGACCGCAGGTTGCTCATGCCTGAAGGCCAAGCTGTCATGGAAGGCCTCGCGGCCGGCCTAGAATCAGGTATCCCTGAAGTCAAGAACCTGCTCACTGGCCTCACTGACGAGTTGACAGTGGCACCTGGGACCGTAGTCGGCGCAGGGGTAGGGGCAGCTGTTGGTGTAGCTGCTGCAGGCACTGCAGGCGATACCAGCAGGGTCTTGTCTCTTTTAGAGCGTATTGCGCGGGCAGTCGAAGCTGGGCGAGGCGATATCATCATTCACGCTGACACAGCTGCAGGGGGCGAAGCGGCTGGCGACGCTTTCTTGCGCAGAGTGGCACTTGGGGGGTATTTAGCATGAAGCTTGGGACTACCAACTTGCCAGGGGCCTATATTTCAGATATAAAACATGCCTTGAAAATAGTCGAGCATGAATATGACTATGGCGATATCACAGATTACACTGTGCTCGGCTCAGGGCCTACCAGGCTAACGATAACAGGCCTCTGCAATTCTGAAACAGACCGCATAGCTATAGAGTATGTTTGCCGGCAGGCAATAGAAAAGAAACTCTATTTCCCCTCGACACCCTCTGCTACCGATGACAGGTACTACCGAGTCTACACAGAGGCTGCTAGTTGGTCGTTAGAGACGCCCAAGCATTGGCGTTATACTTTCGTGGCTATGACTGTTGTGCCTTGGGTGTACAGCGCTTCAACTAATCAGCCTATATCTGGACAAGGGGCCTAGCATGCCAGCGCCTAATATTTCAATCGGGTTCGCTACGCCAACATATAGTTCTTCGACTTCCACTCTGACAATTACAGTCAACGAATATGCTTACGATGGGGCGACGATTAGTCATAGCTTTATGTATTGGCGCATTAATGGATCCGCTTGGGAACGAGAGAGACAATATCCAGACTATCCCACTTCATTCACCCATACAGTGAAGGTGAATTGCAGCCCTGGCGATAAAGTCGAGTGGTATGCTTCAGTGTTCAGCGAGTGGGAAGGCTTGCTGTGGGATATACGCATGGGCACGCAAACGTCCTATGGGGAAGAATTGAATACATCATACAGTGCTAGCAATCTCTACCTGCGGCAGAATGGGCTTGGTAATGAGTTCACGATTGAGTTCACAGTGACAGGCACTAGTCCATTGCATGGGCACGTGCAGTTGTCCCTGGGGCCCTGGTCGAGTAACTATCCCTTCGAGCATGACGTGCGAAGCGACCAGGACCAGAGTGGTTGGACTTGGGCGGCCTCACCATTCACCACTTGGAACCCCCTGGGGCCCGAGGGTGTTAGCAGTGGCTGCAAGTTGCGCTGGCAGATTCCACCTTTGCGCTACTCGCAATATCGCCTGTTTGTGCGGGCCCTTGGCAAAGGCAAGTATGGAAATTGGGTCTCGCCAACAGACCCATTCTTAGTTATCCCGGCGACCAGTCCACCCTTTGGTTGCACAATAGGCGAGTATGAGTATTCTGTTTCTGGCTTGAAGATAATTGAGCGCACAGGTGGCGAAGAATCCGAGATAACATTCAAGGTGCCTCTCAAGGCATACGAAGAAAAGCCATTCTTCGCTGGCGCAGAGGTGAATGTGGGTATATATGGCCCTGGCGTGACCAGGGGTAAAGGCTGGGCTGGCCGTGTAGAGACATTGTCGGTTGAGTCGGCGAATGTTGAGGTCTGCTGCATGATGGACGATGCAGAATTGGCCCGCATAGTGGTAACTGATGATTATTCGTCAGCTTTTGATGTGGCTACTGTTTTGCAGCTCTATGTGACCAATTTCGGCGGCAAGGCTAAGCTAAAGTCCTATGGTATCGACAGCAGCTTTGGCGTCAATGCCGAAATAAAAGGTGCCAATAAAACACTCAAAGACCATCTTAAAGAGTGGGCCGACCTGCTGGGCCTGCTGCTATATGTTGATATCAATCGGCAGGTTAACTTGAAGAAGCCAGAGAATCTAGGCTTGCCTACCATAGTGCTTTATGAGGGGTATCGCTAATGGCCATAAGCATGATACGAGGGCATTCTACTGCGATAACGAATAACTCTCAGTCGTTGACGCTCACTCGGCCAGCTCTTAGTGAAGAGCACGATATCATGGTCGCCTGTTTGTATATACTATGCCAAACTGGTGTTTTCCCGGTGATATCGCCACCTACCGGCTGGGCCACTGTGGCGACAAGGCAACTCTCGACTCAGCGCACAGTCACAGTGTTTATTAAGCAGATAGGCAGGAATGAACCTACTAGCTATGTGTTCACTACCACTGGGACACTGGGGACCACTTATTGCTTTTCGGGGACAATACTAGCTTTCGCTAACGCCAGCAAAGTAGACTATAGTGCAGTAAATACTACATATACTACAAGCGATACCACGATAAAGACTGGTGCCTTTGGGCCCACTGGGGCCGGCGCCTATGCTATTTTCTATGGTGTTAGCAATGTGCTGTTTTCCAGTGGGCCCACAAACTGGAATGTGCTCTACCCAAACATTAACTGTTCGGGCACTTCGGCCTACAGTCGAATAGCTGTTCGCTATCTCGCTTCGAGCACTTCCTACGCCAGCGTCAGTGCTACCCTCTCGTCCGCTACGACCGTAAAGCATGCCATAGGCCTCATGCTAAGGCCTGCCTATTTACCGCCTCGGGATATCGAATTGCAGACACCAACAGAAGGGGCCTACATTGCGCCTGGAACTCAAACAGCTTTGACGGCTAAGGCTACCGACCCCCAAGGCCAGCGGGTGCGTTTTCACTATGAGATAGACAGGCCTTCAAGCACAGTCGTCGATTACCTAGGGGCGAGCGCATGGGCGAATTCTGGTTCGGCCATTACGCTCTATTGGTGGCCAGGAACTACCAATTACGGCGAGCGGACATTGAGTTACTATGCCGAGAATAGCAGTGGTGCATTCTCGGGAAAGTTCATGCGAAGGCTCAACATATACAACGCGCATATGCTTTTGCCAGCCGACCAGTCATACTGTCCTGTTGGCCCTGTGAAGTTGACTGCTAAGGGCCGCCTAATGGGTTCGGGCTATGTGGCGATACAGTGGGAAATAGATATAAACAATCCGCCTAGTTCATCCTCGGCCCACTACCAACTGCTCACGTCGGTATATGTTGCACAAGAAACAGAGGCGAGTGTTATGGCCAATTGCCCTCTAATCAGAAACTGGTACGTGCGCGCACGCACTGTGGACCTCGGCGGCAACCCCAGGTCTTGGTCGCCTATCTTCACCCTGCACGTACTAGATGGTATACGCCTATTGCCAGGCTCGACAGTCGAGCGTAGCACTCTAGAACTCGCGAATAAGGTCATAGTGCAAGTGGACCAGTCGGATCCACCAGACATAATCACACAAATCAGCGAAGAGGGCCCACTGCCTTATAGCATAGAGCCTCATGAGGTGGCTATTGTGGCGCCAGAGGGCACTACCACAGCCGGCGCTGTGGCGATAGCACAACAAGAATTAGCCAAGCGTTCGCAAGTGCGGACGAGCTATGCCAACATCAAAGTGCGCCTGCAGGATGGACTCAAGCTGAGCCTGGGCCAGCAAGTATGTTTGCAAGTGGCCAGCAGTGGCCTTGACATAATCTCGACTGTGAGACAATTAGAATATGATGCCAAGGCTGACATATGCACAGTGTCTCTAGGTGAGTTCTCAATGCCCAAGGATAAGTGGGATGTAGTAGCTGACACTGTGCGCAAAATAGAAGTTCGGATTAAAGAACAAGCATAACATGACGAAGGGCAGGCGTAGCATGGGCGAAGACTGGTACGACAATAAGGCACTGTTTGAGATGATGGACAAGCTTAAGGAAGAGATGGGCCAGCTAAGAGAACAGATGGCTGCTACAGCTATGGTTATTCGAGACTACAATAATTTGCGGGGAAAGCTGGAAGACACTTCAGCACGTGTTAACACACTCATGTGGCTATTGCCTGTTACTGTAGCTGCTATGGGTGTACTGTTCACAGCGGCCAACTATTTTCTGGGGTGAGGTTATCATGCGCAAAGGGGTAGATTATTCGACCAGGCCAGCCAAGCGAGCCGGCTGGGACGGTTTCTTCGCTGCACTTAAGGCCAAAGGATATACCGTAATCGGCCGATACCTAGCTTCGTCCGCTAAGGGTGCGTCTGTCCAAGAGTTAGAATGTGCGTACAGCTACGGCATGAGTGCCTTTTTTTACTGGGAAACTACAGCTCAGCGAGCACTCTCGGGTAAGAATGGCGGACAACAGGACGCCAAACGTGCTCTTGAATTCCTGGGCGGCCTAAAGGTGCCAGTGACCATGCCGGTCTACTACACAGTGGACTTTGACGCTTCGAGCTCAGAATTGAGCGGGCCAGTACGGGCCTACTTCGAGGGCGTACGCGAGATAGTGCCCTTTGAGCAGGTCGGCTGCTATGGTGGCTACTACACTGTGAAATATCTGCTCGAAAATAAATTGGCAAAATACGCAGTACAAACTGAGGCTTGGAGCTACCTTAACGGCACGAAAAAGCCTGTGGTATGGCACTCGGGCGCCCAGATCCACCAGTGGACGGTTCATGGCCCAGGCGCGATAGCAGGGATAGTTTGTGACGGGCTGGACATTCTGAGTGTTGATATTGGTGCCTACAGTGTGCTTTCTGGGCCACTTCCAGGCGCGCCATCTAGTGGCCACAGGACCCTACGGTTGGCTACACCATACATGCGCGACACGGACCCGGCAGCAGCTGGCAGGGGCGATATCCGGGCTGTGCAGTCGATACTGGGCATGCAAGCTGGCGAACGAGACGGCATATATGGCCCACAAACCGAGCAAGCCGTGAGGGCTTTTCAGCGCGCCAACAGCCTAGTGGCCGATGGTGTAGTGGGGCCGGCGACATGGGCCGCCTTGGAAGCAGCAGTGGCAAGGCAGCATGCACGGCCTTCGCCAGCTCACAGGACTTTGCGCCTGACCGAGCCTTATATGCGCGACACGGACAGGGAAGCGGCTGGCCGAGGGGACATTAAGGCTGTGCAGTCGATACTCGCTCTTCCTGCAGGCAAGCGAGATGGTATCTATGGCCCGCAGACCGAGCAGGCTGTGAAGGCCTTTCAACGGGCCCATGGTCTAGTGGCCGATGGCATAGTGGGGACTAAAACCTGGGCCGCCCTGGAGGCGGCCGTGGCTAAACAAAGGGGGTGAAATATGGTACTTCCTAGCAAGTGGCGTGGCATTCTGTATGTTATTGCCGCAATAGCTTCGGCAGTGGTCGGTATCGCGATAGCACTTGGCTATGTGACAACTGACGAGGTGGACCGCTGGGTAGCAGCTGGTATCTATGCTGTGACCACTATTACGTCGATAATTGCCAGGCTCAACTTGACGCCAGAGGGCACCGACAAGACTTCGGGCAAGTAGGGGTGAGGGGACATGCGTTTGCAGCTAGTGGGCCCGATGACGGGCCTTCCCGACTTCAACTACCCGCTGTTTGACTCAGTCGCGGCCCACTTGCGGGCCGAGGGGCACCAAGTGTGGAACCCTGCCGAGGTGGGCCTGCTTGGTGGAACATGGGCTTGTTGCATGCGCGAATCCCTGGCCGCCTTGCAGCATGCCGAGGCCGTGGTCTTGCTTCCAGACTGGGCCCATAGTAAAGGGGCCAACTTGGAAGTGGAAACAGCGCTGGCTTTGGATATTCCGATTATCCCCTGGGCCGCTTGGGACAATCTCGCCGTAGTGCCATAACTAGCAATATGTTGCTCTGCTGGGCCGCCTTCGTGCCAGACTACCCTCTAAAACGCGCTGTAGTGGCCTAAATTCGCGTTTGTAGGTCGCCCTGGTAGTTTTGTATTGCCGGGGCGACTTTTCCCATTCTAGAGGCCCTGGGCCGGCCAGCGAGTTTTGCTTAAGTGGCCTTTCAGAATTCTTGCTTGCTTGCTATTGACAAGTTGTCCCACATGGTGTACATTGTATTTAGCAAGCAGGCAAGCCAAAAGGAAAGGAAGGAAGCGATGCTAACAGTGCAGAAAATTAAGTCGGCGGCGTGGGAAAGGCAAGGCTTGGTCGAATATGACGACCAGCCAGAGGACCTGTGCGTGTGGGTGGCCACCATAGACGATGTATCAATCGTCATAGACGCCATTATGGGCTGGGACGGCTACACCCACTTAGTCAAGTTGACCGACGTCGACGGCGGCCGGCTCTACTACCTGGTCCCGACAGTTTACTTTGTGGGCGATGGTGATATGGTGTTGGCCGCAGCTGGCAGCCTAGAAGCGGCCCAGGCCTGGGCCAAGGACTACAATATGGCCCGGGACGAGGGCTCGGGCGAGGCGGTCGTCTATTGGTGGGCCGGCCACGAATTGGTGGATATGCCAGCTGAGTTGTATGTGCTCGAAACATACGGCCTAGTGGACAAGAACTAAGGGCCCGACAAGAGCGAGGGCTGGCAATTAAGCCAGCTCTCGCTTTTCCAATTCCGAAAGGGGGTGAGGCCTGGAACCTATGCTCTGCTGGGCCGCCTTTGGTGGCAAAAGGTTAAGCAAGAAACAGAATTCGTCAGGGGATAATCATGGGGACTATGAAGTGGCCAACGATAATTTTATTAGTTGTTGCAACAGTGGCTCTAGTATTTCTAGCAATGCTATGTGTGGATGTTGCCAGCGTTGATGGTGCCTGCATTGAGCAAGCACTGGCTGTGCCCTGGCGCGACATACCAACAAGTGACACAGAGCTAGTTCAGGCTTCGCGCTGGGCCTATAGCTTGGGAATTTTCCAAGGCTACGGCGATGGCACCTTTGGTGTTCACCAGCCTATGCTTCGCCGGCAGGTAGCCCTGGTAGCAGGACGCGCGAATCTTACCCCGGCACCTTGGCTCACAGGATACGCCGCGGCCTCGCGCAGTGATGTCGCGGCAGGTATTCCAGGTCTCACTTGGCTAGAGACCAGGTGGAACGAATCTGTGACTCGCTCGCAAGTGTTGAGGCTTATGTACCGGGCCCGTTATGGCCTGGGGCCCGAGGCGGGGACTGCACAACGCTTGGAAGAATGGGTCGCAGAAACGCAGGATTCATGGGGCCTGCCAGGGGAACCGAGGCTGGCCGGCTATGCTGGCTTGTTTGTGCAACTATCTCGGCAATACAATGTCCCGGTTTGGCTGGCCTTGGGGCAGTGTTGGTATGAGTCGGGCTGGGGAAGCACAGGCCTTTCTATCGCGCACAATTGCCTTTTTGGCGTCAAAGACACAACCGGCAAGTGGGGCAGGATAAAGGGGACCGTGAACGGCTTCGCCGACTATGTGAACCTTGAAGAATGTATCAAGGCCTACTACCGGCTCATGAATGGCGTCTATCGTGGATACATCGACGCCAAGGACTGGCAGGGCTTAATCGAGAAGTATGCGCCGTCGTCCGAGAATAGCGTCAACGCCTATGTAACAACCCTCATGGTGGTCTGTTTCGAGTGCGAATATCGCGATATCAAGTGAAAGGGGAAGTCATGCCAAAGGGGAAAGAATCTGTGAAGCTGCACACGCCATACAGCATGCACAGGCCGGCCCGGAATATGGCCGATGCTGTGCGCCTATTTTGCCTAGAGTGCATGGGGTCGACCACCGAATTCGGCCAGGCCAACGCGGCCGTTCGAGATTGTCCGTGCACTGAGACGTGTAGTTTGTGGCCTTACAGGCTTGGCAAAGACCCAAAGCGGCGGCGCAGTAGCAAAGTATCGCCTAATTCCCTAGAAGCCCTGAGTAATATCAGGGAAAAAAGGTCAGAATCGCGACGAAAGGCTGCAGGGGTAGGATAACCCTTGCCCGAGTGCTTTCAGCGCGAAATTACTCGGAAATTTTGTGATTCGTGGGCCCTCTGGGAGCCCAGAAAGGAAAGAAAGGCAATGAGCAGCATGGATAAGAAAACACAGGCCCGCCTAGAGCAGAAACTGCGCGAGCTGATATGCCACACAATCCCGGTCGTAGTTGACGACCGCATGTTCACCCTCTACCGTAGCTTGTGTGGGAAGTATGGCCTCGCGCCGGACCGGCAAGCGGCCCGGTTTATTGGGGCCTGGGTGAACGACGAATTGAAGCAGCGCCTTTTAGGGCAAGGGATTATATGCTTGGACTCTGTAGCAGCAGAAACAGTGCTGCCCACAATCTACCGATACTTGCACGAAGAGTTGGCCCTCGAAGTGGCGGCAGGGCTCGCTCGGCATGACGAACTCGAAGCCTTCGAGGCGGGCGAACGTACAATAGTGCTCATGCCAAGCGAAAATAACATAGGCTATCGAGTGGCCCGCAGCCCGGAAGAGGCCAGTGTCCGGCCAGCTTGGTTGTATATCACTTGGCAAGACTTGCTGAACACAGCTAACGCCGACTGGTTGTTGTCATGGGTGAAGCGATGAATGGTCCTAAAGAGGTCGAAGCGGCATTCTTCCTGGACGAGATAGGCAGGGCTTGGGGGCCCGGCTGGCAAGCAGCGCTTGAGCGAGAGATTCGCGAGGGAACACTTATCTATTGTGGCTGGGTGGACGAAGACCCCTCGCTGGCTGGGCCGCCCTCGCCAGCCGGCCACACAAACCAGCTAGATTTATTTTCACGAACCTGTGTATGGTAGTTGACAAGCAGTGTAGCATGGTATACAATAAGGGTCGTAGGGCAAGAATGGAAGCGAAAGGGGAAGAATGGCAAGGTCAGATTTCCGATATGAAGAGTCAGAGCCTTTTGCGAGGGGCTGCCGGATAGTGGCCCTCACAAAGGCAGGCCGCCAGAGGCTAAGCCAAGATTACGGCTGGCGGTCGAAGTACATCATAACTGGAACGGATGTAGGGCAGCAGTTTGTGGCTCAGGTGGAAAGTGAAGGCTACAAGGTGCGGCGAGTCGAGACTTGGCACTAAGAAAGGAAGGAACGACAATGGGCGAGAGCATAGACACTGAACTAGTAAGCGCGGGCGATATTGCCCGCATAGCGGGCGTAACGCGAAGCGCAATTTCACAATGGGGCCGGCGATATACCAACTTCCCGGCACCAATTGCGACCACAGCGGGCGGTAGAGTGTGGCTACGTGAAGACATAATCCACTGGCTGGTCAAAACAGGCAGGTTGCAAGGGGGCGAAGAATGAAACTCAATTTCAACATCAACGAATACTATGCGGCCCATGGCAAGGTGCCGAGGGGCAAAGCTTTGTGGGCTTTTGAAGTGGACACAGGGAAGGCAGAGACCAAGGTGTTCTGGGCCTATGGCACATACACTGAGGCCAAGGACAAGGTCGAGCAGTACGTTTGCATGAACGACTGCTCGCCTTATGTCAAAGTTTTGCCCTAGCGAGAAGAGGGAGGAGGGAAACATGAATTTAGTCGTGTTGGACGGAGCGGCCCTCAGCGAGCCTGAATATCGGACCTTGCCCGGAGGGTCGCGCGTGGCCCGTTTTGTCATGGCAGTAGGCACATCCAGCGAGCATGAGCCAGGCGGAAGCACACTCATCATGATCAAGGCTTGGAACAGCCAGGCTGACGAGGCCGCCAAAAAGGTGCACAAAGGCAGCCCTCTCAGAGTCGAGGGCTCGCTCAAACTCAGCGCATATACAACCCCTGTGGAGATCACCGCCTACCCCACGTATGTTGTGGCCCGGCGCCTGACATACTACTAGAGGGGACAAACTATGATGAAACAAAACAGCTCGAAGGTGGCCCAGGGGACAAAAGGCCGGCCGCAGGGCCGGCCACTGGGCCAGCACAAAATTCGTCAATGGCCACACGACTTTGCGGCCGCTTTGGGATTCATGGGACTAGTGGCCTGCATATCGTCCGAGCCTTTGACTTGGGAAACTGTGCTTGCAGCTTTTGGCTTCGGCATGCTTGCAGCCTGGGGAACTAGGGGGTATAGGGAATGAAGGCTGGCTCGTTATTCTCGGGGATAGGTGGCCTCGACTTGGGCCTCGAAAGGGCAGGGGTCGAGATAGTTTGGCAGTGCGAGATTGACCAGAACGCCCAGGCTGTGCTTCGGCGCCACTGGCCAAACACGCCAATATATGATGATGTAACTCAATTAAAAGGGGGCGACCTTGCGCCAATTGACATTCTTTGTGGGGGCTTTCCCTGTCAAGACCTCTCAATGGCTGGACGCCGTGCTGGACTGGCTGGCGAGAAGTCCGGACTTTTCTTCGACTTCATGCGCCTTGCTGCTGAGTGTGGTCCCGCATGGGTTCTCATCGAAAATGTCCCAGGCCTTTTGTCGTCGAACAACGGACGGGATCTGGGAACCGTTTTCCGGGCGCTGGGCGAACTCGGGTATTGGTGGTCCTGGCGTGTGCTTGACTCTCAATACTTCCGAGTCCCGCAGCGGCGCCGTCGGGTGTTCATTATCGGAAATAATAGAAACAGAACAGCAGCTGCCCGAGTACTGTTTGAGCCCGATATATGCGCGTTCGATGCTAAAGCAAGCCGACGAGCTAGGAAGGCCAATGCCAAAATTGTTTCGCAAAGCTTTAGTGAAGATAGCGGAAGAGAACGAGCGGGCTTCCGCAGAGTAGAGGTGTTCTCAGCTGTTGATAGTTTCACAAACAGAGTGCGTATTTACCATGACATCGCGCCAACTTTGGTCTGTGGGAACAGGAAGCCAGATAAAGGGCACCCATTCTTAGTCGTGAAGCACAATGACGATGATATCGTCATGCGAGGTTTTACGCCTCTAGAGTGCGAGAGGTTACAAGGGTTCCCCGACCACTGGACAGAGGGCCAGGCCGACACTGTACGGTACTTGCAATTGCGAAACGCAGTGTGTGTTCCAGTGGCTGAGTGGATAGGGAAGCGAATAGTAGAGGTAGAGGCAAATCTCAATGAAAGGAAAGGAAGCAATGGCAAACACAGTCGACAAGCTAGCACAACTAGAGGCGCAGAATAAAACCTTACGCAAGGCTTTAATAAGGTTGCTAACTGCAATAGAGGATGTAAGCACTGTGAGAGGTGGAACTTGGCATGTTTTCTATGCATGCCCTGCTGTGTTTGGGCGTGAGTGCAGCTGCAATATCAACGAAGCCGTTACCCAAGCTATAGAAGTGCTCGAAGCTTAATGCACAACTAGAAAGGAAGGACAAGCAATGGCAACTAACAGAGTGTGGGGCGTCATGGGAATAACCGACAGGCCAAGGGCGCCAATAATCGCCAAGGCTAAAATTGGCGAGCGTGGGCCCAAAGGCGAACCCAGGCGACTCGACTATATTATTTTCGTAGAACCACAAACTGGCCGGCGCCTGCCTGAGTATCAAGCGATATTCGGCGACAGGCCGACTAGTTTCAACGCCCTTTTGCCAGCGGACCGCCTAGAGGATGTTGTGGATGTGGCCTGGAAGAGGTATGGCAAGCTGGGCCTAAAGTGTAGGGGCGATGGTGAACGTGGCCTCGACCGCGAAACTGGCGAAGGGCTGGCTTGTGCTGGTGAGTATAACGCCGACGACCCAGCCAAGCACAAATGCCCTCATGCCCGGCCCAAGGACGGCCGGCCGCCTGAGTGCAAGCCTGTGCTATCCATGAGGCTAGTAGTGCCACGAGTCCCAGGGCTGGGCGTGGTCCAGCTCGACACTGGGGGTGTGGCGTCCTCGATACCAACCCTAGTTGCGCAGCTTCGCATGATTGAGGATATGACCAGGGACGAGCGGGGCGAGCCTCATATGGCAGGAATCGCTGTAAAAGTCCTAATCCGGGCGTTCCGGGACCGCATGGGCAACGCGGCCTACGGCTGGCAGCTAGAGCCTCTAAGCCAGGCAGAGGCTGCTAATCTTCGCGCTGGTATCGAGGGCCTGGTAAGGCTCGAAGGCCAGGTGAATATGCAGGCTTTGCCGCCAATTGATGAACTACCGCCAGAACCTGATATTTATGGCCTGGCCGAAGGCGACGAATTGCCGGCGCTAGAGCCTGCAGAAACAGAGCAAGACCTGCTAGAGGCGGCCCAGGCGAATGTACCAGCCGAGGTGCAGAATCTCGAAGCTATGCTTTGCGACTTGTTGACTCAGGCCAATATTCCGACAGGCAAGCATGACAGCATTCTCTCGCTCATGAGTACAAACCGCGCGAAGGCGGCCCGGGCGAACAGCTATGCTGGCTATCAAGCCTGGCTCATGCGGCAGATTGACCGCATGCCACTGAAAGGGGCCGACAATGACTAACGACTTGCGCATACGGCAGTCGCACCTACGGATCCTGGAAGAGCAGTGTCCTGCTTTCGCGTATGCTGTGAACGTCCAGGGCGTGCCAAGTATTAGTGGCCCGGGGGCCTATAGGGGCCTGGCTGTGCATGACTTCTTCGCCGGATACGTGAAGCACTTGCACCGAACTAAACGCCAGACCGATTTCGAAGCCTTGGACTCGATATTGGCGAAGACTCTACAGAAATACCCGGCGCTCACGCTAGAGCAGCATGAGGATATTCGCAGCCAAGCCAAGAACCTAGTGCGTGGCTTTGTGTTTAATCCAGACACATTCTATGGTGTAGAAACGCCTCTAGAGTTGCAAGTCGATATCGGGGCGGGCCGCACAGTTACAATCACGGGCCGGCTAGACTTTCTCGAAGTTGGCCCTCAAGGAAACGTGGCATGGGTAGGCGACGTGAAGTCTAATCACGTCATATGGCCTGACTCGCAAGTGTGCAAGGACTTTCAGCTTCGAGTTTATGCGGCCCTGGTGTTTGCCAACATGCCAGGTATCGAGAGGGTGTATGGCCGCTTGCTTATGTCTAGGTATGGCATAGGTCTTCCACAAAAGGGCGAAGCCAGCTGGGACAGAGAAGACACTTGGCAGCTGCTGGAACACTTGGCTAGTAGACTCGCGGCCCACTTCGAAGGCCGGCTAAAGAATGAGCGGGTCCCTGGGACTTGGTGCGGGTATTGCCCACTTCGTAGGCCTGGGAAGTGCTCACTCTATAAAAGCTACTATGGGACCACGCCAGCGCCGCCACTCAACGACCAGCAGGCACGCAAACTGGCCCGACAGGTAATAGCTTTAGAACAGGCCAGGGACGAGCGTATCGCCCTTTTGAAGGACTATGTCAACGAGCATGGGCCTGTGCGTGTGGGCAGTGGCGAATATGCCGAAGTGTTTGGCTATCACACGCGCGAGAGCGAAGACATACCAGCAGCGGCAATAATCGAGATACTACAGAATCATGCTGACCTGGTAGGCGCGCCGCCACTTGATGAACTGCTGAGCGTCAATAAGCGCTCAAAGGCATTCAAACAGCTTCGCCGGGTTCCCGAATTGGCCGACGACCTGAGCGATGCAGTGCAGATTACCTACAGCACAACGTTCACCCACAAACGAGTAGGGGGCGCAGAGTGAGCAGCTACACTACGCTTTTCCGCTATGTCGAGGCGGCCCTGGCCGAGCATGGGCGCACTTGCTTAACTTGCATGCGCTACAAGACCACCGAATCCGGCCTATACTTGCGCTGTGCGGTCAGGCCTTGCACATACCAGCCAGTCGACAGTTTCGATGAAGAGGCAGCTGCCTTAACATACAGGCGGGCCGCCAAATGCAAGCACTGGGACCCTGACGATGACTAGGCTGCGCATAGTAAGCTTCGACCTTAGCCTGAGGGCGACTGGCTATTGCCATATTGACGGCAGCACAGGTGTGTTAGTTTGCCGGGCCAGGGGGCCCGAGAGGTTGGCCTGGATACGGGACGAAGTGCTTGGCCTGGTCTTCGAGGACAAGCCTCACGCAGTAGTCATAGAAGGCTACAGCTATGCAAGCAGAGGTGCGTCCGTGGTCGATATTGGCGAGCTAGGCGGTGTTGTGCGTGTGGCCCTCTATGAAGCCTGTTTGCCAGTGGTCGAGATACCACCTGCCTGTTTGAAGCGGTTCGCTGTGGGCAAGGGGAACGCAAGCAAGGATGATGTGTTGCAGGCCGGTGTTATCCGGGCCGGCCATACTTTCGCAGACAATAATGCATGCGATGCATGGTGGCTTTGGAATATGGCCTTGGCCCATTATGAGCCAGACTTGGCAGTCAGAGTGCCGACCGCCAATCTCGAAGGCCTGGCGAAAGTGGCTTGGCCCGACTTGTTGCCTGGGCCACTTTCAGGCAGCGCTGGCCGGGCCACCTTGGGGGCAATGCCAGCAGGACCACCCCAGGTCAGAAAGGTAGAAAAAGTCGATTAGAATCAGAGAAAACTGCTCAGAACGGCCTTCCTAGGCCGCACGGGTAGTTTTATATGCCCCAGGCAATTCTGGGCCGTTTTAGAGTGTTTTAGAGGCAAGAAAGGACAAAAATATGGGCGAGCAGAAACACAGAGTGGCCCACTCTTCAGGGGCCTATGAATGGTATACACCAAGGGCCTATGTCGAGGCGGCCCGGCAGACCATGGGCGGCATTGACCTTGACCCTGCTTCATGTCCCGAAGCTAACACTGTGGTGCAAGCCAAGCGCTACTACACCGAAAAGGACAATGGCCTTTTTAAAGCCTGGGCAGGGCGAGTGTTCCTCAACCCGCCATACAGGCGGGGACTCATAGAGGAATTCTGCATGAAGCTCGTAGAAGAATATGCTAGTGGCAATGTGACAGAGGCAGTGCTGCTGGTCAATAATGCGACCGAGACCATCTGGTTCCAACGCCTAGCACATATGGCAAGCGCTTTGCGCTTCCCTCGGGGCCGCCTGACATTCTGGCAGGCAAGCACAACAGAACCTTCACGGCCACTGCAGGGCCAGGCTATCCTCTACTTGGGCGACCATGCCGAGGCCTTCGCGAGGGAATTCTCGCAATTTGGGCTGGTGATGAAGTTATGGGCCTAATCTGTCACAGCGACTTGCCGCCTGAACCTATGAGTACATACGAAGACTACTTGCGGGCCATCAATGCCGACCTCGACGATATGGGCGAGGCCGACTTGTTGCTTGAAATTGAATGCACAGCCTGGATAGGCCGGCACTATCCATGGAAGATTGTTTTCATCGAACCGGCCCTGTACTTTAGCGTGGCCGAATGGGCCTGCGAACGTACAGCGAGGATACACCAGCTGCTGGTTGGGCCAGCTTCGGCGGCGAACAAGCCAGTTGTTGAATCGGAAATACAAGTGGGGCCGAAACCTGGGCCGCCAAAAGCATTCATGGCCAAGGCACACAAGGCCCGGCCTTGGAAAGTCGACTAAAAGGGGGTAGTTATGAATACAGGATTGACCAAGGACCAGTGGGCCTTGCATGAGCAGGACGTCCAGGCTAGCAAGCGCTGGTCTGACCGCTTCATCCCACAATTGAAGCGAATTGCCGGCAATTATCTGTTGGTAGAGGCGAGCGAGGAAGAAGACAGGCTACAGAATACAGACCTCATTGTGCTTCGCATGGAAGCTGTGCGTGTGGCATGCCGAGTCCGCCAGTACCGATACCTTGCGAAATATGGGGACGAGTTCACCATTCGCGTAAGCAGGCCGAGTGGTGTTCCAACCGAGCTTGACAAGATTCTAGACGGCTGGGGCGACTATCTGCTCTATGCTTTCGCGGACGAGTCCGAGCGGATCCTGGCCGCTTGGCACTGGGTCGACCTGGCCGAATTCAGAACATGGTGCCTTGAAAGTAGGCCCATACCTGGTATTGTCAAAGGCAACTTCGATGGCTCTAGTTTGTTCCGAGCTTTCCCCGTGCAAGGCATGCCACCTGGTATTGTCAAACACTCAGTCAATTGTGGCAAGTGAGGGGTGAGCCAATATGGAAATCGACCCTATGCCCAAACTTACAGCTGGCCCTGGGGCCTATATCGTATCGTGGCCCTTAGAGGATAAAGACCTTATCCGCTTTTCGGCGAAAAGGATACACCAGCATTCTGACGGCCGGCTAACTGGGATAGTGAGCATAACCGTCGGTTCGAACAGTCATGAGACGACTCTTGCTCATAGCCAACTCAACCTGGCCTCTTCGCAAGCGCGCCGGGGTATAGCAAGAACCCTGGACGAGCGCTACCCACTTGAAACTGATGTTGGCTGGGACCAGATAATCGAGACCTCATGCAGGCTCGTTATGGAACGCGAAGAACAGGGCGAGCCTGTATGCGAAATTGAGCCTGTCGAGAACGTCGAGGTTGAGTATCTGCTTTGGCCGCTTTTAATAGAGCACTTGCCGACTGTGATATATGCGCCGGGGGGGCAAGGCAAAAGTTTAGTCTCGATGTATATCGCGCTGCTGCTGCAGAATGGCCTTGGCCTTGATGGCGAACCTGGGAAGCAAGCGAATGTGCTCTATCTCGACTATGAGTCCGATAAAACAGAGGCAGCTAGGCGGGCGACTCTGCTAGCACGTGGCATTAAGCGCGCGTATTCTGTGAGCGAACTAAAGTATCCATACTACAGGCGATGCGCCTTGCCCTTGAAGGATGAAGTCTCAGAGTTGGCTGCTATTGTGGCGAAACATAATATCGGACTTGTGATTGTCGACTCTTTAGGCGTGGCGGCCGGCGGTGACCTCAATGCGGCCGAGGTTATCTTGAGCTTCTTCGCAGGCTTGCGTGAAGTGTGCAAGGCAACGAGTGCGGCCTCGTTACCACTGGGCCATACATCGAAGGAAGACAGGCGAAACGAGAATGCGCCCAGGCTACCAATAGGCAGTGTCTACACCGAAAATTGCGCTCGCCTCATGTTCGAATTGAGGGCTGACGATGAAGAGCCTGGCGAGATTACTTGCAGCCTCTTGCCGCGCAAGGCGAACCTCGGCAAGCCAGACCCCCTGGGCCTCTGTTTCTTGTTTGGCACTGAGGCCATACTTGTGAAGCAGGCCGAGCCTGTCGAAGTGTTGTCCGACAAGCAGACCGCGAGTGAAGCTATCCTCGATGTGCTCAGCACTGGGCCGGCCAGCATTAGCGAAATAATCCAGCGCACAGAGTTGAGTTCTAATACTGTGCGGACCACACTTGCACGGATGAAGAGGCGCGGGCTGGTCTTCCCGACACAGCGAGGGTGCTATGAATTGAGCGACAAGGGGAAGGACCTATGCTGAGTTTATGTACACTTGCTACGCTTTGCGTACATGTTTTGTGTACGTCAGCAATACCCCCCCTAAAGGGGTATTGCGTACATTCTATATTATTATATAGTACGCAAGTTTTGTACGCAAACTCTCTAGATAACGAAAAGTGGCTATTATGCAAGCATTATCAGTGCTGGGGGCGAAGGGGTAGATAACGAGTTTATGTACAGTTTGTGTACACCCTTGTTGCACCTGGGGGCCGATTCTGTTCGGCTGGCTTTTGGTACACCCTGGGCTGGGGGCCATATTTTGAAAGGGGGCAGTTTGGAAGAGGGTATGTTCGGCAGGCAAGGCATGAGATTCTGCGACAATCGAAAGGGCAGATAGAATGAAGCTAGTATTGACAGTCTATGATGACAATGGCCGGCAGGTCCAGGCTTTCGAGCTGGGCGAGCTCATGGTTAACCCTGCAGCAGGTGAAGTCAAGTTGGTCCGGCCCGAGAATGGGCCCGGGCCTACAGAGGCGCCAGGCAGAGACCTAGCGGCGCAAGAGGCTATCCTCGATGTACTCAGTACTTGGCCTGCCAAACCTGCTGCTATCGTTGAGTGCACAGGCTTGCGTCTTGACGTTGTGTACTTGACCTTGTGGCGTTTAGAGCGCGAGGGCTTGGTTGTGAAGACTCAGTTTGGCGATTATGACTTGGCTAGCAATTGCCGGGAAGAAAGGCGGCCCACAGGACCACCTGGCGGCGGCCCAGGAAGCACAGGGGCGCCAGGGCTTCAAAGGCGCGAGAATTGTGCAAAGCAATAGAAACATACAGGTTCAGGCCACGAACGCGAAATTGGCCGCTACAGCGATTCTGAGGGCCATTCTCGACAAGGGGGTAGAACGTGAGCACAGTTTTCACTTGGCAGTTTAGGAACTTGCATGAGTTGAGTGCCGCTCTGCAACAGTATCTCGATTTCCTCGACGGGACCATCGTGACCCATTATGGTCTTTCGCATGGGGCCCGCGATACCGACCCGGTGCTCGTCATGCATATATGCCAACGGCGTTCTGAGATTGACGCTTGCATGGACGCACTGCAAAATATCAGCCCTCTATTGTGGCGAGTGCTTGACATTCACTACCGGCGAGGCGCTTCACTAGAGCTTCGGGGCTGGGCCATCACGGCTGGCTGTTTGGGACTCAGGCGGGCCAGTTGTCCACCTGGTGTTCGTTGTGTGCTTCGCGACGCTCAGGGCGAGTCGCGCCTTGACTTGCCAGCGTGTGCAGATAGTGAATACTTGGGCTGTGAGCTTGACCACGAAAACTTGCAGCATTGCCTGGGCATGGCGACTCGCAAGCTCTACCAGATTCACCAAGCAAGGCATGGCGAAGGCGAAGGCCGGCCCACAGAATGTTTGACTAATTGCTCGAAAGTGGTATAATGGATAGTGAGGTTTTGGGATAATTGCGTCCCAAAATCCTCGGGGGCTTCCTTTCTTCCCTCTTGCAGGGGCCCTGGCTTTTGGGAATGCCTGGGGGCCAGGGCCTCGGGGCCACTAGACTATGGGGCCTCAGTGAGAGGGCCTACTATTCCAGGGGACCATGGGGCCCAAAGGCGGCCCGGTAGGCAGAGGATAGGCAGGCTGGCGAGGCGGTATGACTATGCGAGCAAGTTCTTCGCAAGCAATAGCAAGTCTTGTCATTCAGTGCATGAGACAGCCAAGGCCAAAGGGTGGTGCCAGGGTGACGGCCGGCCAGGGTAGGCCAGGCCAGGCCAGAGTAGGCAGCCTTCTTGCTCTTGTTTTTAGACCATAGAGAGCTAGCAGGCAAGCAGCGATGAGCGCAATCTCGCTCACAAGACTTTGACAACAAGGCGTTGTGTGGTAGGATGGTAATACCATCGAGGGCTAGCCAGGTAGGGGGGGTAGGCCAATTACGCGGATATGCAGGGCGTTCTAGAG